CTCCTCCCAGAACTGGGTGTTGATCTCTACGTGGTACCGGATGTTCTGCCCGTTCTTGATCTTGGCTTTCTTGGCTGCCGTCAGCAGGCCGTAGATATCGTACCATCCGTCACGGAATACGGCAGAGTAAGGAGGTATCGGGTAGTACTGGCAGCCAACCATCGGCATCTTACAGACGATGGCAAACTTGGTCTCCACCTTCTTGCTTGTTTGGAATATACCCCAATCGTCTTTCTTCCCGCAGCGGGCCATCAGATCACCGAAGGGATCGTCCTCGTCCAGCAGGGGAATTACCTCGATGTTGTCAGGGTTGTTGTTGTCTTTCCAGTCGGCATACAGGACGTGCTCGATGCGCCCGTCCTTGTTGGCTTTGGTGAAGCGGCAGTGGCAGGCATCCTTGTGCACCACCTTCAGGATCTTCGTGCGGTTGTTGTTCAGGATGATGACTGCCACCGAGAAGAAGTAGTACTTAATGTCTACTATCTGCTCGGCAAAGAACTTCTTCAGGCTGTTGCGCATGAGCCACAGCCGGATCTCTGCGTCGGTGGTCGGCTTGGGCTGCTTGTCGCCCATGGTGGCTATGTCCATATACTTCAGTCCACGGCTATAGCTAGTCAGCAGATTGAAGAACTTATTCTGGCTCATGACGGAGTTTTTCTCCACCAGATCCTTCACCTGGTAGGGCAGCTGGTTGTCCTCTCCCCACTTGATGATGGTATAGTCCTTTTCTCCTACTCTCACACTCATCTCGTCGTACTTCTCGGGCGAGGAGTACACGTTACCGCTGGTAACCGCATTCGTCAGACTGTACGCCTGAGGAAGGGAAAATTCGAAATTGTCTGTCGGGTTCATATATATACAGGATGTCCGTTAACACTCATAATCAGGACGTCACGCACCTTGCGTATCTGTCCGTTAGCAGGGTTCTTGAAGTCGTGGGAGCCCTTTTCCCACCATCCGCTGATGCACAGCCAGCCGTCTAGCGTCATCAGATGGCCGTCGGCCTTCAGGGCGGTAATGCTTACCGGTTCCTTGCGCTTCTGGCAATCGTCCAGATACAGCTGGGCATCTTTGAGATATAGAGCACTCTTGGGTTTCATTATCAGTTAAAGGTATAGTCAAACGTATTGTCGAACACACGGCCGGCATGTGCGGGCTGCATCACGTTATGGATGCGCTGTGCATAGCTGTAGGTGAATTCGAATGCCGGCATATGGTCGTCGTCATTGGATATCTCACTCTTCGAGTCGGTGATGACCACCTCGCGACCTGGCGTGCCGCCGTCCCAAAGGAAAACCTCCTCAGAGCGGAACAGCTCGTCAGCCCAGTTGGCCATGCCTGCAGGAAGCCAACCGGTATTGGCAGAGAACTGGCGGTTCTCCACAATGCGGTAGTTACGGAGCATACCACGCATACGGGTTGACTGTCGGTCGTACTTTGAGTCCTTCTTATGCGTTCCAGTACAGTAGATGAATTCCTGGCACCCGAAGCTATTGGTAAAGAGCAGCACCGGTGCGGGAGGCGTAGCTTCCTCCATCATACGGAACTCCTGCCGTCTGTTCCCGCACTCAACGACGTACGAAAGCAGGCTGCCGTCATGCAGGCCGATGGCAAGGATAACAGCAGCCGGTGATACGTCGAACTGCGTAATACCGTCTGTCACCATATTGGCAGGGAGGTCAGCAGTCAGCGTATTGACGACACCCGACAACATGCGGACGTATGCCGTAACAGATATCTCCTGTACGGGATTGCCGTGATTGTACACGTAAACACGTTCTTCCCTACCCTCTGCCGTCATCTTTGCATCGTCGAGGATTGTCAGGAAGTGCGTACTGGTGAACTCCAGTGCCGACTGTCCGACGTCTGCCATGGCGAACAGCACCGTTACTGGGTCTATGGCCACTGTGCCGGCTTGGTCGGTAAAGCTGCAGTTCATCGTCACCTGCAGCACCCTGCGGGCATACGGCTCCAGCAGTGACGACAGGTCGCACAGGGTGATTGTGCTGTCATCCGACGGGTACATTGTTTCGTTGATGACCTCATAGGTCTCTCCGCCGTACGTCAGTTCCAGCACCAATGTTCCAGATTCGTCTGCAGTAGAGAACACGATGTCCTCCACCGCAGACGAGAAACACAGCAAAGAAGGCTGTTGCAGAATTGTTGCCATAGTTTTCTTTTTTACTGCAAAGATAAGGCAACACCCGCATATATGAAAATACAGGGCAGCGACCATCACTGGCCACTGCCCCGTCATCATGTATGCAATGATAAAAAAACTACTTGTTGATCACCCACACCAAGCGGTCGTCCCTACGCTGCAGCGTATGCCCTTGCTCGAGCATGTAGGCCGTCACTTCGTCCGGGCGCAGGGTGATGGTGTTGCTCAGATCGTCGCAGATATCCTGTGACGTCCAGCGTCCGCTGTCCGTGCTCTGCAGGTATGCCTTCAGCACGGTTCTTTCATTCTTGCCCAGTTCCATCACTCACCTCCTTTCCTTGTTGTCCTCCCTCTGTCTCGATATAGGGGGGGGTAATTCCGTTCTGACGCTTCCATAATGCAATCTTTAGATGTATCTCACGGTACAGTCGGTTGCGTTCTGCCCTCCAGTACTCGCGGTTGTTACGTACACGCTGCTGGTACAGCTGCTCCTGCATTTTCAGGATGTCCAGATATTGGGCTTTTGCCTCTCTCTGAATCTTCAGGAACTCCTGCGACAGCTCACGGTGCCTCTCGGCCTCTGCCTCACGGGTCTTGGCCATAGCCTCCTGATTGGCTATGATGGCCTGCTGGTATTCCTCGTACGTCATGCTGCACCTCCTACGGCCACCAGGGCCATGATAACGGCGAGCCACAGGTGAGCCTTCACCACGTCGCCACGGGTAAACACCTCGCCCTTCTCCGTAGCGCAGAGGGAGGTAAGCGTCTCGCAACGCTTGGATGCCCACTGCTGCCAGGCGGCACGCCACGGGCTGATGCGCTGCTGGGCGCTGGCGGTGAGTCCGAGTACTGCGGACCGGCAGTCCGAATACTTCTCACCGGCCGTCCGGACTATGCGCACCAGGAGTGCGGACGGTTCTCTCTTCTCGTTGCACTGTTTCGCCGTGCCTGCGTCGACGGGCTGCCAGCTGCTGGCAAGGCCTTCGAACTGCAATTGTAACTGTTGCATATTACTGCTTTGTTTTGCTTACAGGGTACCCACCCTGCGGGGTATATCGTTACTTGCGTACATTATTTCAAAGAAAAGGGGGAGAGCTCCTACGCTTTCAGACACTTCTTCGGCCTTCCGGTTCTGCCTTGCGGCCAGAACACTCTCCCCTTGGAGAGGAAGGCGTCCGAGGTTCCACGATATCACCCTTTCGGGCGTACTTACGTCCAACTCCTGCCTCACGGCGAGGAGCGCCTTCCCCTATGAGACAGAGAAAGCGGCAGCCTTCCCTGTCGCAAAACAAAGCAGATTTCAGTCCAAGGACCTTATTTCTACTGGGTGGCCACCGCTATTGGTGTAGTGAGGATCATGTGTCCTCGAAAGTATCAATGAGCATAAAAAATGCCCTGAGTAGTTACTCGGGCGTCTTTCACCGCCCTTGGAGCTGAGCTGCTCTGCTTTGTTTTGCGATGGCAAAGGTAAGAAGAAATCCCGAAACTTCCAAGAAATTTCGGGATTATTTTTATTCAATATTGTATTTTTCTATTATTTCGAGGAATTCGGGTTCGTATATTATTCGTATTCCTGCACCATTGGAATTCAAATCCTCGATTTTTTTCATCTTAGATGGACCTGCACCATGGCCAACGATGACGATATTGGTTTTCCCGGATATCGAAGAATTGATGTCTGCACCATATTGCTTTAACAACTGTGCCAGTTCTTCCCGCATGGGATAGGCATCAATGATTCCCGTTATAACTACTTTTTTATGATAGAACGGGGTTTCTTTGTTTACAATTTCTCTTTCATCGAGCGGAGCCTTGGCGTCACTTGACAATTCACGCTTACGTCTGCTTTCTGCAGACATTTTCTCGTAGTGATGTTCTTCATAGCGAATGCCCATACAGGCAAGCATAACTCTCGCACAAGCTGTAGCGTCGCACAATGCATCATGGTGATTCTCCAAAGGAATTTGTGCAAGAGCACAGGATTCAGCGAGTCCATGGTGAGTTATTGAATAAGTATCAATAACCTTAGACAGAGAGAAGTCGATACCATAAGCTGATGCAGTCTTATTGAGCACGTCGATATCAAAGTCTGCATTATGTGCCACAATAACCGCTCCGTCTATATAGCCACAAATGACAGGCCACAACTCTTTGAATGTCGGGGCGTGTTCAAGCATGGCCTTGGTAATACCGTGTACATCGCTGTTATCTTTAGGCCGATCATCAGGGATAGGTCTAATCAACGAGTAGAACTTTTGAAGGAGAACGCCGTTCTCCACTCTCACTAAGCCGATAGCGCAAGCACTTGTACGCTCGGCTGTCATCGTCTCAAAGTCGATGGCCGTAAAATTGATTGTTTCCATAATATTTATATAAGTACGCCTGCAAAGGTACGAAAAACCCCCGACTTTCACAAGCAAGGGGAGAAAAAAATCCTTGGTATAAAATATATATATAGAGTTTTAATTGCTTGCAAAGGTAGGAAATTCCCCTGTAATTTCCAAACATTACAGCCAAGAAAATATTGTGAACACCTATTTTTCGTAATTGGCTGATAATGAACAACAAAATCTTCGCTTCCTTGGATTTGCAAGGAAGTCAGACGGAACGTACCCCCGCACAGCCCTATGCCCGAGATGTAATTACACTTGTGCGAAAAAGCGGAATATGTAAGCGCTTTTTACCTTTGCACCAAACGGGAGCACACACACATCCGCGGTCGATGGCCACCTATGGACATCGAAAGGCGCCATTCGTTTCCGGGCATAAGCTTTGCGAACGGCTCAGGGTGGGCGGGATACGAATGGCGCCAGGACTGCCAAGGTATGCGGTTTTGCTTTCCTACTTCCTGCGCTGTATGGTCTTTGCCAGGAACAGTGCACCAATGACTGTTGCACCTGCCGCCTGCATAGCTGCTATGAAAGCGTCTGACGAATGGCCCGTAGTATAGATATCGTCTATCACCAACACCTTACGGCCACGGAAGTAGTCGGTATCTATGTGGACGTAGTGCTTAATGTTGGTGGCCAGCTCGTACTCTCCAGTAACGTGCGCCCGCTTGCGGCTGCCGCTGACCTGTACGCGGTCGAAGCCGCAGGTGGCTCCAGTCTGCCTGCTCAGCAGCTGACTGAAACGTTTCCAGCGTCGCACATGTGCGTAGCGGGTACTGGCAGGAATGCACACGATGACCACGTCCTCGAGGTCTGCCATCCTCAGGGCCTTGGCACATTCACGGACGGCCCACCTGGTATAGAGGTTACGGCCATCCTTGAAGCCGAGGATCATTCGGCAGATATCCTGCTGCTCGAACGATGCCCTGCGCCAGTACCGGCGAGGCACGTAGTCATATAGTGCATACTTCATCATGGCTGCAATACTCTGATTTTAAAGCCTGCACGTACCAGGCGAGGAAATACTGTGTCGGCATGCCCGATAACATTGACTGTTATCATATCCATGCCGTCCTGGCTCTGCTCCAGATGGCAACGTGCTGCCTTGGCAGCCAGCCTGGCGTCTTCGCCGTAGGCTATCAGGAATCCGTCCTGACAGTAGAAGTCCAGCTGATTGGAGGGCTTGAAGAGACTGA